AAATTAATTACTATGAGAGGAAATGTATATATGTGTCTTAACACAACAACTTACAACGCAAAGATTCCTACTGAATTAGTTGCAACCTATGGAATACCATCCTATGATGAAGAAGGTGAGTTTGTAGAAACACTACATCCTACCTTTAAAGAACTAGGTGCTTACAATTTACGAAAGTTTGGTGCAGTTCCTGTGATTAAAATAGGTAGTGCTAACTATTACATCGTAGAATTAGAGGTTAGCTGGAAGAAAGGTGAGACAAGTGCTTTACTGAAATTAGGTGAGGGTAAATCTTACCCTAGTAATGCTTTGATGAGTAACACAGAGGCATCAAAGTTTATTAGTGATAACACACCAGATATAGTATAATTATGGAAAATAAAGAAACTAGAATATATAATGGTAACCTAGAGGTTCGAATGGATGAAGATTCAAAAGAAACTAAAGTAACTGGTTACGCTGCCTTATTTGATACAGATAGTAGAGATTTAGGCTTTAGAGAAACAATATCAAAACGTGCCTTTGATGGTCGTTTAGAAGATAATGTAATCTTAACTTACAATCACGATGCTAATTTATTGCTAGATAGAAATATTGGCGGTACATTAAGGTTATCAGTTGATGAAAGAGGATTACGATACGATGCTACTTTACCTGACACAACAGCAGGAAAAGATGTAGCAGAACTTATGAAAAGAGGTTTGCTTTATGAATCTTCATTTGCATTTACTGTAGAAGAAGATGATTGGAGTAAAGATGGGGATACGACTCGGAGACAAATTAATAAAATTGGTCGTTTAGTTGATGTTTCTATAGTAGGGGTAGGGGCTTACGCAAATACCGATGTTGCACTTCGTTCTAAGGAGGTCTTTGAGAAAGAAGATACCGAAGAAGTTATCGAGGTAAAACAAGAGATTGAGGAATCGTTTAACGATTCAAAGTTAAATTTATTAAGTAACGAATTAAAATTAAAAAAACGAATATGAAAAATTCGATTGAAATTCGTCAAGAACGAGCAACAGCTATTGAAAAAGCTAATGACTTGTTAAACTTGGCAAAAAATGAGTCTCGTGATTTTACTAATGACGAGCAAGTGTCTTATGACGGACTAATGACTGACATCGACAAGATGGCTAAAGACGTTGAAGTTATAGAAAGACAAGAAAAGTTGAACGCTGAAGTAGCTTCTACTCCTGTTTCTTTTGAAACACAATCTGTAGGTACATCTAAAGAAGAACGATCATACTCTTTCTTTGATGCTATCGAAGCGTCTAAATCAGGAAATGTTTCTGGATTAGTTAAGGAAATGGATCAAGAAGCTAGAATACAAAACCCTAATCAAGATTTTAGAGGTGTTGGTATTCCATATTCTGTATTAGAATCTCGTGCTAACACAGGTTTAACAGATGCTGCATCTCCTTCAGATGTTCGTTCATTTACTGATGATATGTTTGCTGCTTCTGCACTTGTATCAGGTGGAGCTAATTTCTATACTGGTTTAAGTGCTTCACAAAAAGTGCCGATTGTAACAGGAATTACTGCTGCATTTCAAGCTGAAGCCGCAGGAGTAAATACTCCAGCAGGTGTTATTGGTGGAGCAGAATTAACTCCTAACACAATTATTGCTGCTACTAATATTTCTAACGCTGCTTTTGCACAAAACTCTACTATTGAGGCTGCATTTAGACGATCTATGGCTAGTGCAATAATGGCTCAATTTGAGAAAAACTTATTAGCTGTAGCTGATGCAGCACAAGGACCAACTTCTATTTTCTTTGACTCTCCTTCTGCTGGTACAAAATGGGCTAATGCAGGTACAGGTGTAGTACAACCTATTGCTTCTATTCAAGCAATGACTAACTTGATGATTACTCAATTTAACGACACTAACAAAGAATCTGTTAAGTTGTTAATGAATGGTGCTGCATACAAAGGATTAATGTCTGAAGTTGCGGGAACAGCAGGTTCTGGTATATCAGCAGGAACTCTTAACTTACAAGATAGACGAGTTCTTAATATTCCTTATATTGTGTCTAACAATGTTGGTAATGATGCTGATTCTGCTACTAAAGCAAGAGCATTGATGATTGATATGGAGAAAATACATATGGCAATGTTCGGATCTTTAGATTTGCTAGTTGATCCTTACAGTCAAGCACTTAACGGAGGAACAAGAATTGTTTTAAGCACATTACTTGATGGTCTTGTTTCACAAGATGTTGCTGGTAGTAAAGAAGCAGGTGTACAAGTTGTTTCAACGCTTACTGCATAATAATTAGATTAATTTGAAAGGTGAGAGGGGTAATACCCTTTCCCTTTTGTTTATAAGCCGATAAATGTCGTACAGAGATAACATATTTGATTCTAACACTTACGAGTACCTTAACCCTAGTCAATCTAGGTATGGTAATCTTGAGTTTATTGAATTAGAGACAACTGATCAAGTAGTAACAACTGATGAACTAAAAGCACAACTTAGAATTGATAGTTCTTCTGAAGAGCCTTTATTAGCTACATATATATCTGCTGCAACACAAATGGCTGAACACTATTGTAATCGTCACTTTATCACAGCTAAATACAAGTTGTGGTTTGATTCATTACCTAGTACATTTAGTTTATATTACCCTGATTGTACCTTTAACTTTTCAGGAAACACAAATACACACGATGGAATACATTATTTAGCTGCTGTAGGAACTACTTACACGTTGTTTGCAAACACTAATTGGTATTCTAATCAAAATGTAAGTCCTTGTCAAGTTACTATCAATACAACACCATCTGATGCAATAAGTACAAGTGATTTAACTGGTGCTACAAATGGTATTTACTATTTTCAGTTTAGAACAGGGTATGGTGATGCTGCTAGTGATGTTCCTGATGCTATCAAACAAGCGATTAAATTAATTGCTGCTGATATGTATTATTTTAGAGAAGATCGCAAGAGACAGTTTCCAATGGCTTCTGAGATATTGTTACAACCATATAAGTGTTATTTATAGTATATGGCGTTTATAAATGAAATAAAGGCGGGTGATTTTAATTACAGATTAAGAATAAGAAAATCAACCCAAACTCTTAATGATTTTGGTGAATACTCAAAGTCTTATGCTACATTAGCTACAGTTTGGGCTATAAAAAATGTTACATCTTTAAGAAATATAAACGAAAAATTTGAAGGTGACTTATTACAATCTTATGGTAATTTTTTCTTTACAGTTAGATATGATTCAGCTTGGGCTAATTTAATACAAGGTACTTGGGAGTTACAGAATAATGATTCCCCAAATGAAACCTATGAAGTNTTAAGTTGGATAATTGACCCAAGAAAAGANTACATTGAGTTTTACGCAAGATTAAATAAGTAAAATGAAAAACCCAAAAAGATTAGAGGTAGTAGGATTAAAAGAATTAGAAAATGCCTTTACAGAAATAGGTCAAACTAGAACAAAGGCTAGAACACAAATAAATAAAGCGTTGCGACCTGCTGCTCAAGTAGCACAAAGAGCCGCTAAACAAAAATATAAACTAGCTAGTAGACACACTACTCCTGGTAAAAGATATGACCCTAGTACAAAAAAAAGTGTTATAGGTAAAACTTTAGCAGATTCGATACAAGTAATTACTGCTACTAAATTTAGAGAGCCAGGATTGCTTGTAGGACCAAGGGTTAAGGGTAAATTTGCAAGTGCTAACTGGAGTGGTAATAATAATGTTAATTTAGCAGAATTATTGATTAGAGGTTCTAAAGGTTCAAGATCACGAGGTGGTGTATTACCAAAACAACCTGACCATTTATTAGCAGTAGCAAAATCAAAAGGTAACCAAGTATTGCAAGTTGCTCAAAGAGATATGGGTAAATTGTTTGATAAAGTATTTAGAAAAGCAGGATTTAGATAAGATATGTTTGCAGAAATAGGTAAAATATTAATTGCTAGATTAAACGCAGATGCTCCGTTTAAAGCTGCAAATGGTCTAAATAGAATTTCTCCTGTTAGAATACCTCAAAATTTAGATTATCCTTACTCTATTTACGAAATAATAGATGTAGATAATTTTATGTCTAAAGGTAATTCACTTGATTCTTGTAACGTAAGTATTAGGTTAGCTACTTTTAACGAAACATATGATGGAACATACAATCAAGCAAAAGCTGCAATAAATAGTCTTGACCTTTACTCAGTAACTTATACCGAAGATGGACAAGCATATTTAGCAAAATTTAGCTTCGAGTCGCTTAGTGACGAATATCACAACTCGGCTGAAGTTTTTTATAAGAATATCAATTTCAACTGTTTAATAATTAAAA